TGTTAGAAGCCACACGGCCTTCCTTGTAGTTTTTGCCTACATTAGTACGGTCGTTATAGAGACCTTTTAAGGCTTCAACCAAGTCAAGGTTGTCCTGAGTCGACAGATTTAAGCAACGATTGTCATACGGTGCCAGATTATCCGTAAGCACCTTAGACGCCGTCATTACATCGCTTGACGTAATTGTCGCGCCAACGTCCGTCACGTTATTATAGACATCCTTATACATGGACATAGCGTCGGACTCGATGTTCGCCGCCAGGACTGACATTGCCGGTTCTAATATTCTTGAACCGAAGTCATCTATATCCAATGAAAGATCATCGGAAGTCCATGTGGTATCGACACCCTTCTGGGTGGCAACCTGGAGAGTTACGCTCGACTCCACGACATCTTGTGAAGAGAGTGCCGCTCCAGACCTTACGGTGTATTGATTGGGAAGCCTGATCTTCAGACTGTCGCCTATCTTTGCACCGCTCTTACCAAAAGATGAATCATAGGAACGATTGATCGTGCCTACAAAGTTCAACTTCTGGTGCAGTATCCGCAAAGCCTCGCGGGTAACCGCAGTCGGAGTTAAAGTTGTATTAGCCATACTTAACCTCGTTTAGCTACTTGAGCTTCGCGGCGTTTCATCCATTCGTCCACACTTAGATTGTCATGCAATCCCTTCTGGGCAGTCCTCTTGGGTTTTACCCTCGTGGCTTGCGGGACAGGTTCGGACTTCTTGGGTTTCGAGCCGGTCTGCTTCTGTTGAAGTTCGTCAAACAGTCGGGCTTTATTTAAAATCCCTATTAGAATGGGATCGTAATTCGTCCCGGCCAGTTGACTCTCGGTTAGGCCGCTTTGTATCCCAAAGTCAAAAACAGCCTTTTCGGTATCTGAACTCCAGTTAGGGACTGACCTCTCTATCTTTGCGCGATTTTGCTCAACTTCCTTTGCCGTTTGATTGTGCATCTGTTGTTGAGTTTCGGCGTGTAGAGATTGCAGCTTCCCCTGAGCTTGCGTTCGTTGTTCCCGTAGTGCACCCATCTGTATTTGCGCTTGCTGCGCGGCATTCGGGTCTTGGGCAGCCCATGTACTCCAGTCCAGATCATTGTATTGAGCTAGTTGCTGGTCCAGTATGCCTAGTTGGGTGTAAGCCTCAGTATGGGCGGTCTGCAACTGAATGGCTTCCTGGAACCGTTGTCTATCGGTCTCCAGATCCTTCCGCTGTTCCGCCATCTCCTGAGTCTTGGTCGTGTAATCCTTATTTTTAAGGAATGCGTCTTTTAATTCCGGGGGTATATTGTACTCTTGCCCCTCGAACTCGACAGTCTCCACTTCAGGGGGCGGTTCGGTTTGCTCTTCCGAGTCCTCCTCACCCTCTTCTGTTGGTTCCTGTTCAGCCTCTTCCGCTTCTTTTTCTTCAGGGGCTTGGGTTGATTCCTCTTCTTCGGAATCGTCAACGAATCCCTCGTCGGGTTGTTCGTCAGCCATAGTTTACCTCATGGGTTGTGGTTCCGACTCCCCGCAGGGTTGGTCGGTTTACCCCCGGAAGGGGTAATTGGTGACAGTCCCGTAACTCTGGGCCTGTGCTAAATCTTTCTGTATTTCCGCCTGGGCTTCCATCCTGTCGGTTTCAGCCTCGAACTGATCTATGCCCACCTTCTGTCTATCAAGGTTGAGCTTCTCCTTGTCGATCTGGACCTTGGCTGCATCGACTTGTTGGTCGCCCTCCAGTTTCCTGATGTGGTCTATCGCCATTTGTAACTGCGCTGCCAAAGCGGCTTTCTCCGGATCTTCAGGCTGACCTTGTGTTAGCTTCTCCAGCCGCTTGGCTATCTCGTCGGCTCCAGGCCAGTCGAGATGCTTGGCGAATATATCCCCGATTATAGGCGCGGCGTCTGGATACACCCTTAGAAGTTCCATCATCTGGGTCGCAGCTTCTTCACGTCTTGTCGTAAAGCTCGGCCCGCTTCTGACTACCAGGTCATATTTACCCTTCGTTAGATCGTATATTCTCGCCTTCTGTTGACCCATTTCATCCATGACCGGCTGGCCGTCCTGCATCATGGGGATCTGCTGATTGACCTGTACGTTCTCGGCCTTGTCGTCTTCACCCAGAACCCTGACCACTCTCTCGCCACTGTAAACATGAGGAATCAAATCAAGTATTATCTTCCCGGCATGTTGAATGGCCTTATTGAGATTGTCGATAAAGTGGAAGGTTGAAACATCCCCCTCCCTCTGTCTCGCTAGAATCGCACGGCCTGATTGCTCATTCGACCTCGCGCCTAAAGAAGCGTCGTGCATTCCAATCACGGACTTCATATCGTCCGAGGCGTTAAGGGCTTCCTGTAAGGCTCCCGCCGGCGGCCCTGCAAATGATTGTCTCTGCGGCGCTACTTGTCCGTCATACTGTAGATAAGGATGGCTGTCGGTGTTAGCCGTCGCCCATTTATCCCCGTCCTCATCGAACGCACCAACAGGCCCAATGAAGGGAGCCTTGGGAGCCAGAGCTACTAATTCCGTCGAGGCCGTTCTCCAGTAGTTATAGATTCTCTGCGGGTCCTTCGCGTCCCTGATCAGAGATTTAAAGTGTCTCTTTCCCTCGACCCAACTCTCCTCGCCGTATACTGGAATAATGGGAATATACATCCCCGGCCAGTCGATTTCTTCTAATACTTCCTGGCCGCTGAGAGTATATCTCTTGACCTTCCAGGACTTAACCGTGCGGGTGTTCTCCACGAATACTTGAGACACGTCCCAGTAGTCTTTGTTCTTTTCATAGACCTCTTCGTCTATTACTTGCCCGTCACTTAATAGAACTATAGGTCTGGGTTCCTCTGTTCGTTTCCAGTAGTCTGCAACCCTAACCGAGTCCTCTGTTATCCAGTCGAGGTCTTTCTCTGATTCAAAGTCAGCGTCCCAATCCACCTTATCTGCGTCGGGAAATTCCTTCTCGAACTCAGCGTGACTCATTACATCCGAGACGAACCCTATGTTCCAGTCGCTGCTATCTATCGCCGTGCTTCTAGGGTCGCCGTGTATCGTGAACGGATTGGCAATCCTCTTGATGAGAATATCCTGCTCGAACGTATCATTGAAGGCATAGTCCACATCAATGATAAAGTAGCCAAACCCTCCAGTGACCGCATCGCTCATCGCCGTATCGTAGGCAGCGTCGGCGTTACTCTGAACCTGTATGTTCCTCAGGAGTCCGTTGAGTATCTCCGCGCACTCCACGTCTGCCGTATCGTCCACGGGGAATACTTTAACGCTGGGCGTATTCAGTCGGGCGTCGTTCGCTACCTGTCTTATAAACGCTGGCATACGGTTGATCGTCAGAACGGGTCTGCCTTCCCGGCTACGCTTGTTCCTGTCGGCCTCGTCCCATTGCTCACCTAGACGGGCGAACCTTATGTCGCTCTCGGCGGCCTCGCGGTTCTCCTCCTCCGCTTCCTGGCAAGTCTCGAATGCCTCAAGTGCTTCTTTTACGATGTCGTCCATTATCCCATCCACGACCCGCCTACATTATTGCGGTGGTCAATCTTAGGTTTCTGTCTATTCAGCTTGGGGAATAGCTCAGTAAATGCCCATACCATAGCGTCCACTCTGTCGGGCGAACCATCACCCTGATACCCTGACGATGTCATCTGACAAAGCTGGGTTTCCAACTGGTCGAATGTCCCGGCATGAGATATGCGCCCTAACTGGTAGAGAGCCGAGATCGGCTCCGCTCGCACATGTTTGCCCCTTGTCGCCCTGACCTCCAGGATACGACACCCCGGCCTCACGCTCTCAAGCGTATGCCGAACCATATCTCCGCCTTGATTAACCTCTATGACTATCGCGTCTGCTGACCACTTGTCATAGGCCGCTATTGTCTGTTCCGCCCACTGCTTAGGCGAACCGTGCCTGGATAGGTCGTCCAGAACATAACCCTTACTGTCCTCGCCTACACCACAGACTATAATTCCATGCTCATCTGAGCCGTCCGTATCGCTCACCGCCGGGTCTACAGCTACCACTATTCTGTTCATTTCAGGCGGCTCTTTTCTCCTGCCCGAATGTAGCGTTGCCCGATCCCAGATGGCTCCTATTGCCGTCGGCTCATAGTCACCCAGCCATATATGAGCGTATCGCTCACGCTTGAACTTCTCATCGTAAACCCGCTCTGCTTCCAGTTCCTTTGGGAAGAACGGATTGCCCTCGTAATTTACCTTTACCACCCCGGCGTTGGGTGGCGGTGTTTCCGACCTGAAGAACTGATCCACAGGGTCTGTTGTATGCCTGGGGTTCCAGCTAAACCATATCTCTGATTTATCTTTCCTTATCGTTGGCCTGAGAAACTCCAGAGACCTGACCGACAGGGTCTGTGCTTCCTCCACCCAGGCAACGTCCATATCATGTAATGATTTTATGCTCTCGGCGTTGTAGTCCTGCATACCCTGGAATATGACAATACCGCCGCCGGGTGTTTCAATCCCGTCGTGCAATACCCTGAAATCCTTCTCGACTCCAAGGTCTTTGATCTTGTCCTCTACCAGTTTCTTGACTGATTCCCTTAGTGTCTTTTGAACCTCCCGAACACATACAATTCTGGTCCCAGGGTTCATCACGCACTTCTCAACGGCAAGCTCCGCAAAGAAATGGCTCTTGCCCGAACCTCTTCCACCCCATGCTCCCTTGTAGCGTATAGGCGGGAGCAAACCCTTAAACGCTCTGGGTGTCGCTATCTGTAGGGTCGACAATGATCCGCTCTATCTTGTTCACCGATACATTGGTGTCTATCTGTTGGGTTTCCTTCCAGCCCATTTGTGTCTTGGCCCAAAGGGACGCTGCTGTCATGTTCCCCGACATTGCCGCGTT